GTGCGAATCCGAGTCGCGCACGCGTCGCTTCAGTTCGGCGACAGCGCCAAGCAGCACACCAGTGACATCAGCAGGATCTTCGACCGCGCTGTTGCCCGCAGGTACGCCTGGGTCATGGGTACCGAGGCCGGCCCGGGTTCGGACAACACCGGCAAGGAGCTCATCCGCATCGGAGAGGACCACGACTACAAGCTGTGGGTCCCCGAGGAGCAGGCCAAGGGTCGCGGCCGCACGACCGACTGCTGGATCGCCGTCCGCAAGGACCTGATCCTCAGCGGATGGAAGACGGGCTACGTGCCGGTCATCCCCGGCAGCCAGGAGCTCTACAAGCAGCAGGGTCTCGACCCCGACCTGCAGCCCCGGTGGGGTCCCAAGGGTGTCGTCACCGCCGAGTTCAACTCGCTGCCCGAGCTGGGCGCGATCAACCTCGCGGTTGCGCACCACCTGACCAAGGACACCCAGACGATCCACGGCGTCAACCACTCCGAGTGGAACGACAAGCTGGACGTCGCCATGGGCAAGTGGCTCGGCGAGCAGGCCAAGGGCACCGCTCTCGGCTTCGGCTCCGCTGACCGCAACGCGTCCGACCGTCGAAGCCAGAACAACGTTCCGGGCACGACCACGATGGCGGACGAGCTCAAGAAGTGGCAGAACACCGGCCACGGCGACATCGACTGGATCTTCTCGGTCAACAAGGATGGTCGGGTCAAGGCGTCGAACTTCATCGTCCTGGACGACAAGGAGTTCCCGCTGAACACCGACCACTTCTTCTGTGAGGGCGTCTTCATGGTGGAGGCGCTGAAGCCCAAGCGCTGAAAGGAGTGAGTCATGGCGTCCACGCGCAGAACAGCTGACAGCGGTCAGCAGAGCAAGACACCGCGCCGGCCGCCTGCCATGACTCCCGAAGCGCGCGAGAACCAGATCATCAACAAGGCACTCAATCTTATTGAGCGCCAGATCGAGGACGGGTCCGCGTCGAGTCAGTTGCTGTCGCACTACGCGAAGCTTGGGTCGACGCGAGAGCGGCTTGAGCAGGAGCGACTCCTGCGTGAGGTTGACCTACTTGAGCGTAAGGCTCAGGCTATGGATTCGGCTAAGCGCATCGAGGAGCTGTACGACGAGGCTATCGCAGCCATGCGATCCTATGGGGGTCAGCCGGAGCAGCGCCATGATGATTAGGTGCTACTCCGAGCTGGCTTTCCTGGAAACCTTTGAGGACAGGTACAAGTACCTTCGTCTTCAGGGGCAGGTTGGTGACCCAACGTTCGCTTATGATCGTTGGATGAACCAAGCGTTCTACGCCTCTCGTGAGTGGAAGCAGATCCGTCATCATGTCATCGCTCGGGACAATGCGTGCGACCTTGGTGTTGATGGGTTTGAGATCTACGATCGCATCTACATCCACCACATGAATCCGATGACTGTGGAGGATCTAAAGCACGGCAATGAGGACATCATCAACCCTGAGTTCCTCATCTCATGCACGCACATAACACACAACGCCATTCACTACGGCGATGAGAGGCAACTTCCCCGGCAGCTCGTTACCCGACGTGCAGGCGACACGAAGCTCTGGTGAAAGGAGCATGAACATGGTGAACAACCGAGCAGAGGCAGTCGAAGCTGCCATGCGAACGACCCGCAACGTACCGAACACGTGCCAGCTCGTGACCCGCGGCTGGTTCAACGCGACTCGCTAGTCCGCAGCCGGTCATAATGGAAGCCAAAAGAAGGAGGTGACCCCAATGGAAGACAGCATCCTCAAGACAACCAAGAAGATCCTCGGGATCGACGCGGCCTACACGGCCTTCGACCTCGACATCATCACCCACATCAACATGGTCTTCACGACCCTGCACGATCTGGGTGTAGGACCGCCCGAAGGTTTCTTCATCGAAAGCGATGAGGCGAACTGGGTGGACTTCGAGCTCGACCCGCTTCAGCGGAACGCTGTGAAGACCTACGTCTTCCTGCGGGTGAAGCTCGCTTTCGACCCGCCGCAGACCTCGTTCCACATCCTGTCGCTCGAGAAGCAAGTGCAAGAACTCGAGTGGCGCCTCAACGTCAGAAGGGAGAACGTTGCATGGATACCGCCATCGTCGCCATCCCTTCCGTAGACGACCACGTCTGGAAGGTGTCGAGCGAGAAGGTTCCACACCTCACGATGCTGTATCTCGGGGATGTCCCCGAGGAGCACATCGCCCAGATCGCCAAGTTCCTCGAGCACATCTCCGAGGTGTCCCTCTACCGGTTCGGCCTCTCGGTCGACAAGCGGGGGACCCTCGGGGACGACCAGGCAGATGTCCTGTTCTTCGAGAAGGGTTGGAGCACCAAGGAGGTCTCGGAGAACCGGGGCTTCATGCTGCAGAACGACCTGATCAAGCAGGCCTACGACACCGCCCCTCAGTTCGAGGGGTGGACCCCACACCTCACCCTCGGGTACCCCGGCTCCCCCGCCAAGGAGGACGACCGGGACTACCCGATTTCCTACGTGCGGTTCGACAAGATCGCGCTGTGGACGGGTGACTTCGACGGGCCGGAGTTCGAGCTCGAGGACAGGTACAACGACATGGCTGAAGTGGCCTGGGGTGATCTCGACCCCGACAACGTGGACGATATTCTCGCCCACTACGGAGTCAAGGGCATGCGCTGGGGCGTCCGCAAGGACAACGGGCATGAGGGCGAGCGCGCGAAGACGAAGAAGATTGAGAAGCTGGACAAGAAGTTCGAAAAGAACTCTCAAAGCTACAAGACTACGATCGCTATTCACAACCGTGCAGCTGATTTGGCAAACAAGAACGACGTCGACCGGATCAACAACAAGCCGGAGTACAAGGACGCCGATTTCACCCGCAACACTCCTCTTCGTCAGCAGTACTACGCCGAGCAGAAGAAGGCCTACATCGATCGCCTTGTGCAGGCAGCCGACGAGATGGGTACCAACGCGTCTGGCACTCGGAAGTATCGCATCATTGAGGGTGCGGACGGTAGCTGGGATGTCTTCACCGACGAGGTGAAGCACGCTGACGAACCTGAGATGCGCGTCCTCCCTCAGTACGAGGAAGGACGCATTACTTCACTCAAGGTTGCTGAGCCGATTGCGCATGGCGAAGAGAGCAACTACGAGCTCAAGCACTACGGTGTGAAGGGCATGCGCTGGGGCGTCCGCAAGTCCGAGCACGAGGGCGGAACCCGCGCCAAGCGGGCACCCGTTCCCGTATCTGCGGACAAGCAGAAGGCCAACGAGGCCGCCGCTCGGGTGAGCAAGAAGGGTGACACCTCCGCGCTCTCCAACCAGGAGCTGCAGCAGCTCGTCCAGCGGATGAACCTGGAGCAGCAGTATTCCAGGCTTTCGTCCCAGCCGGGTCGTCTCGAAGCCGGCAACAAGAAGGCGAAGCAGCTCCTCGACACTGTCGACACGGGAACCAAGCTGGCGAAGCTCGCCGGCAAGACCCCGGCCGGGCAGAAGGTGGGCAACTTCCTCAAGAAGAACCTCCGCAAGGCGGCGCTCGCAACCGCGGTCGGCGCAGGGAAGCTCTACTACAAGTCTCGAAAGGGGTGACACCCATGGACAAGAAGCAGCAGCTCAGCCAGCTCAGTGAGCAGCACGCGAACGCGAAGCGCAAGGGCCACTTCGGCAAGGCGCGGAACCTCCGCCTGTAGGTCAACGAGCTCGCCGGCCAGAAGAAGGCTCGGAAGGCCGCCGCCAAGAAGACCGCCGCCAAGAAGACGACGGCCAAGAAGACCGCCGCGAAGAAGTCCTGAAGGGAGGGTTGGCGATGGCGACCATCGAAGTCGACGGGCACATACTCAGCAACGACGTAGTTCCCGTTTACTACGGTCAGTTCCGCGCAGCAGTTGAGCGTGGAGACATCCCTGTGAACGTGGAGATCGCACAGGAGATGAACCGGATCGATGCTCTCATCGCCAACCCGAACATCTGGTACGACGAGCAGGCCATCGAGGGCTTCCTCCGGTTCTGCGAGAACGAGTGCACGCTCACCGATGGTGGGGACCTCCACGTCCTCCCGATCTTCAAGGTGTGGGCCGAGCAGATCTTCGGGTGGTACTACTTCGTTGAGCGTCAGGTCTATGAACCGACCGAGGGCGACCACGGAGGCCACTACGTCACCAAGACGGTCAAGAAGCGGTTGACCAACAAGCAGTACCTCATCGTGGCTCGAGGCGCCGCCAAGTCGATGTACGTGTCGCTGATTCAGAACTACTTCCTGAACATCGACACGTCGACGACGCACCAGATCACCACCGCCCCGACCATGAAGCAGGCGGACGAAGTCATGTCCCCCATCCGTACCGCCATCACGCGGGCCAGGGGACCACTCTTCCGCTTCCTGACCGAGGGATCCCTCCAGAACACCACTGGATCCAGGGCCCTCCGGCAGAAGTTGGTCGCCACCAAGAAGGGCATCGAGAACTTCCTCACCGGTTCTCTGCTCGAAGTGCGACCCATGAGCATCAACAAGCTTCAGTCGCTCCGCACCAAGATCAACTCTGTCGACGAGTGGCTGTCTGGTGACATCCGAGAGGACGTCATCGGCGCCATCGAGCAGGGTGCGTCGAAGGTGGACGACTACCTGATCATCGCCGTGAGCTCGGAAGGAACCGTCCGAGCAGGTGCTGGCGACACCATCAAAATGGAACTGCATTCGATCCTCCGAGGCGAGTACAACGCGCCCCACATCTCCGTCTGGCACTACAAGCTGGACAGCCTGGAGGAGGTTGCGGATCCGGCCATGTGGTTGAAGGCCAACCCGAACCTTGGGAAGACCGTCAGCTACGAGACCTACCACTTGGACGTTGAGCGAGCCGAGAAGGCTCCCGCCTCGAGGAATGACATCCTCGCCAAGCGGTTCGGCATCCCCATGGAGGGGTTCACCTACTTCTTCACCTACGAAGAGACCGTTCCCCACCGCCCGCAGAAGTTCTGGCAGATGGCCTGCGCCATGGGCGCGGACCTCTCACAGGGTGACGACTTCTGTGCGTTCACCTTCCTCTTCCCACTCGGGCGGGGGCGCTTCGGAATCAAGACCCGAAGCTACATTTCTTCACTGACGCTCATGAAGCTCCCCGGGGCCATGCGTCAGAAGTACGACGAGTTCATCGCCGAAGGCAGCCTCCACGTCCTCGAGGGCACCATCCTCGACATGATGGAGGTCTACGACGACCTCGACGCGTTCATCCAGCAGGAAGAGTACGAGGTCCAGGCCTTTGGCTACGACCCGTACAACGCCAAGGAGTTCGTTGAGCGCTGGCGTACGGAGAACGGTGACTGGGGGATCGAGAAGGTCATCCAGGGTGCTCGAACTGAGTCGGTTCCTCTCGGGGAGCTGAAGAAGCTGTCCGAAGAGCGGCTGCTCATCTTCGACCAAATCCTCATGTCGTTCACGATGGGTAACGCCATCACGATCGAGGACACCAACGGAAACCGCAAGCTCTACAAGAAGCGCAATGAGGAGAAGATCGACAACGTGTCTGCCCTCATGGACGCTTTCGTTGCTTATAAGGTTAATAAGGAGGCTTTCGAATGACAGACCAGGTACCGGAGTTCGCATCTCCGCAAGAGGCCTTGGCGCACTACGGGGTCAAGGGTATGCGCTGGGGGGTTCGTAAAAGCGAGTTGCCTGCGCCGCCTACGCCTTCTAGTTCCGGTGTGAAAGTCGGCTCAGACGGATCCATATCCATCGCAAAGGGCGCGTCGCTTCAGCGCCTGGTTCGATCCAACGGCAAGTCTCTCCCCATGAAAGACATAACTTATGCCAGTCTCAACGCATACGACACCGCTCGCTATGTAAAAACCATTGGCGGTAAAGGTATACTGGGAGGTGGACGAGACCAAATCCTGGGGATCAAAGCCACGAAGGCGATCAAAGCGCCTAGTATGATCGAGGCGACCAAGATCAACTCTGAGTTAATGCTTAACAACTCTAAGTATCGCGAGAAGAACACCAACATGATTGGAACCGAGATTTCACGAAAAGAGCTAGCCCAGATCAGACAGGACCCGGCTGGAAAAATGGCTCAGTCGTGGTACCGGGGCACGAACACCAAGATGACTTTTGATTCGAGCTTTGATCCGGACGCCCCTTTTGTTCAGAAGGCTCTTCGCGAAGCAGTACTGGCAAAAGGGTTCAATGCGCTCCGGGATGAGAACGACTTTACTTCTGGAATTGCGAAAGCTCCTATCATCATTTTCAATCCTCAGGAATCCTTACGAGTGACTAGTAAGACCATGATTACCGACGAGCTTCGTAGGGCTAACAAGCAACAGCTAAAGCAATACAAGCGTCTCGGGAAAGATTGGCTCGATAAGGAGTTGTACTCATGATTAACAAAGAGCCAACAAGGAGGCTTTCGAATGACAGACCAGGTACCGGAGTTCGCATCTCCGCAAGAGGCCTTGGCGCACTACGGTGTCCTCGGCATGAAGTGGGGCAAGACTCGCGCCAAGGCGAACGCCAGCGAGATCCGAACCGCACGGCGCAACCTCATTAAGAAGGCCGCCGACTTCCACGAGACCCGCGAGGGAATCAAGAAGCTGCCCAAGGCCGACCGCGCCGCCGCCAAGGACGACCTCGCCCGCCAGAAGATGGATTTCCTGCGTGACCCCGACCGGGTCGTCGCAGCTCGGCTCACCCGAGGCGAGAAGGTTGCCGTGGCGATCTTCCTCCCCGGCGGCCCCGCCGGGATCGCGGCCACCTCGGCCATTTCCCGTCGCATCGAGCAGAAGCAGGACAAGGGCAAGTACACCAACAACCGGATCAAGACCGGCGACGGTTCCTGACGCATCCGCTCGACGAGACAGGAAAGGAGGTGACCTATGGCAAGCGTCTTTGGCCAGCTGAAGCACGCATGGAACGCATTTCTTGACCAGAACGAGGAGTACCGCAAGCGCCCCTACGACATGGGGGCGGCGTACAGCTCTCGTCCAGATCGAGTGCGTCTCCATATCTCCAACGAGCGCTCCATCATCTCGGCGATCTACCTCCGGCTGGCCCTGGACCTGGCGTCCACGGACATCCGGCATATTCGTCTGGACGAGGAGGGCCGCTTCAAGGAGGACATGAAGTCCGGCCTTCAGAACTGCTTGCAGCTCGAGGGCAACATCGACCAGGCAGCCCAGGCATTTTTCATCGATGCCTACCTGACGATGTTCGACGAGGGCTGTATCGCCATCGTGCCCATCGACACCGACACCAGCCCCGAGGGTGGCGGCAGCGTCAACATCCTGACGTGGCGTGTTGGTCGAATCGTTCAGTGGTTCCCTCGGCATGTCCGGGTGAACCTCTACAACGACCAGACTGGCCGTCGCGAAGAGGTGACGATGCCCAAGGAGGCCGTGGCGATCGTCGAGAACCCGCTGTACACGGTGATGAACGAGCCGAACTCGACTCTTCAGCGCCTGATCAGGAAGCTGGGGCTCCTCGACATCGTCGACGAGCAGTCCAGCTCGGGCAAGCTCGACATGATCATCCAGCTTCCGTACGTCATCAAGTCGGACGCGAAGCGCAAGCAGGCGGAACAGCGCCGCCAGGACATCGAAGTTCAGCTCAAGGGAAGCAAGTACGGCATCGCCTACGCAGACGGTACCGAGAAGATCACCCAGCTGAACCGGCCGGCGGAGAACAACCTCCTCAAGCAGGTGGAGGTCCTCACCGACCTGCTCTACAGCCAGATGGGTCTCACCCCGGAGATCATGCTTGGCACGGCTGAGGAATCGGCCATGCTGAACTACAACAACCGGACCCTGAACCCGCTTCTGACTGCCATGGTTCAGGAGATCAAGCGGAAGTTCCTCTCCAAGACGGCCCGCACTCAGGGTCAGTCCGTGGACTTCTTCATGGATCTCTTCAAGATCGTTCCGATGTCGGTTCTCGCCGAGATCGCGGACAAGTTCACGCGGAACGAGATCGTTACTTCCAACGAGTTCCGTGGCTTCATCGGAATGAAGCCGTCGAAGGACCCGAAGGCTGACGAGTTGCGTAACAGCAACATGCCGGCACCACTCGACCCCGCAACCGCTCCGGCGGCCCCTGCTCCGGCTTCCGGGTCGGATGGGGAAGCGGACGACTTCGATCCCTTCGCAGGAATCAATGATGCACTGGACGACGCGTTCAAGAGTCTGGAGGGCCTGAGCAATGGCACAGGACCCAGCTGACACCGCAGAAGTAGGCCGCAAGGCCGCTGAGGCCGTGCTCGCGCACGCCAAGGTTTACGACGCGGCCAAAGCTAGGGAGTACTACCTCCGGACCAGACAACTCAAGGGTCGTCGTCCGACAGCCCAGGTCGCTTCGATTGGCCGCCCGGTCGCTCGAGGCGCTTCCAATGCCGAGATGCGTCTGTCAAGGCGCAAGAAGCTGGAAGCTGAGAAGGCAAAACTCGAAAAGAGAATCGAGGAGCTCAAGAATGCCCTCGAGTCCCTAGTCCGGCAGGCCAAGCGCCGCGCCGGCATCTCCGCTTCGGAAGACGCGCAGAAGGGCTCGGATCCGAAGGAACAAGCTGACCGCAACACCCGCGACAAGAAGGACAAGCCTCTCACCGAGAAGCAGAAAGCGGACAAGCGGGAAGCCTCCAAGGAGCAGTACGAGAAAGAGAAGGGCATGACTCCTTCTCGGGAGGTCGAGGCGCTGAGGGATCAGGCCAAAGACATCCGAGTGAAGCTAGAGGCAGCGATCGAGGACGCACGCAAGACTGCGCCTGAGAAGAAGCCTCGCGCTCAGCTCCAGTCCACTCAACAGACGGCATCGAACGGCCGTTGACACACAACAGAAAGGAGACCGTCATAATGGAAGCCGATTTCAGCGGCTACGCCACCAAGGCGGGTCTGAAGTGCTCCGACGGCCGAACGATCACTCGTGACGCCTTCGCGCACCAGGACAAGGTGAAGGTGCCGCTCGTGTGGCAGCACGCTCACAACGAGCCCACCAACGTGCTCGGACACGCCATCCTCGAGTCCCGTGAGGACGGCATCTACTGCCACGGGTACTTCAACGACACCGAGCAGGGCAAGGGTGCGAAGCAGCTCGTCGAGCACGGTGACATCACCGCGCTGAGCATCTACGCCAACCAGCTCGTGGAGAAGGCCAAGCAGGTCCTCCACGGCGCGATCAGGGAGGTCTCTCTGGTGCTTTCGGGCGCCAATCCGGGAGCCCTCATCGACCAGGTCCGCCTCGCGCACAGCGACGGCGAGATCGAGACGCTCGAGGACGAGGCCATCATCTACACCGGTCTCACCCTGGAGCACTCCGAGTCGGCCCCCGAGGTCGAGGAGGAGCCCCCGGTCGAGACCGAGCCTGTCGTCCAGCACGCGGACGACGAGGAGACCATCCAGGACGTCTACGAGTCCCTCTCGGACAAGCAGAAGGACGTCGTCCACTACATGATCGGTACGGCCGTGGAGGCCGCCGAGACCGGCGGTGCTGCACAGCACTCCGACACCATCACCGAGGGCGACCTCACCCACCAGGAAGGAAACGACAACATGTCGCGCAACGTGTTCGACGGCAACGGGACCAAGACCGAGGGCCCCACCCTGTCCCACGCCCAGATCAAGACCATCTTCGACGACGCGCAGAAGATGGGCTCCTTCAAGGAGTCCTTCCTCGCGCACGCGCAGGAGTACGGCATCGAGAACATCGACATGCTGTTCCCCGACGCCAAGAACGTCACCACCACGCCGGAGTTCATCAGCCGGCGCATGGAGTGGGTGGCGAAGGTGCTCGACGGCGCCAAGCACTCCCCCTTCAGCCGCATCAAGTCGGTGCACGCCGACATCACGGCGGAGGAGGCCCGAGCCAAGGGTTACGTCAAGGGCAACCTCAAGAAGGACGAGGTCATCAAGCTGCTCAAGCGCGTGACCACGCCCACCACCGTCTACAAGAAGCAGAAGCTGGACCGCGACGACGTCGTGGACATCACCGACTTCGACGTGGTCGTCTGGCTCAAGGGCGAGATGCGCCTCATGCTGGAGGAGGAGCTCGCGCGTGCGATCCTGATCGGTGACGGTCGGGAGCCCGACGACGACGACAAGATCGACGAGGAGAAGATCCGCCCGATCGCCTGGGACAACGAGATGTACGCACACCCGGTCACCGTGCCGGCGAACATCTCCCCCGACGGCATCATCGAGTCGGTTCTCCGGGCCCGCAAGCACTACAAGGGCACCGGCCGTCCGACCTTCTTCACCACGGACGACATCCTGACCGACATGATCCTGATCAAGGACAAGGTCGGTCGCCGGCTCTACAACACCGAGGCCGAGCTGGCCGCGGCGCTGCGGGTCGTGGAGATCGTCGTCGTCGAGGTCATGGAGGACACCCCGGACCTCCTGGGCGTCATCGTCAACATGTCGGACTACACCATCGGTGCGGACCGCGGTGGCCAGCTGGCCATGTTCGACGACTTCGACATCGACTACAACCAGCAGAAGTACCTGCTGGAGACGCGCATCTCCGGTGCGCTGACCAAGGCGAAGTCGGCCGTCGTCATCAAGCGGACCTCGGGCACCACGGTGACCCCGGCCGTTCCGGGCTTCAACGCTGAGACGAACACGATCACCGTGGTGGCGCAGACTGGCGTCAAGTACTTCGACGTCACGAACCCGCTGGCTGACGTCGAGCTCACCGCCGGCGACCACGTGATCACGGCCACGACCGACGTGGAGGCGCGTCCGAACGCGGGCTACAACTTCCCGCACAACCACGACGCCGACTGGACCTTCGCCTACACGGCCTGATCCAGGTCACCTGATGGCGAAGTTCATGGGAGCTGTCGGGTATAACCACGGAGCCGTCGAGCAGAAGCCGGGAGTCTTCGTAGAGTCGATCGTAGAGAAGCAGTACTACGGCGATATTCTGCGGAACTCCCGGCAGCTGCGGGACGGCGAGAGCGTGAACAACGATCTCACCGTGGGCAACTCGATCAGCATCGTCGCGGACGCCTATGCGAACGAGCATTTTCACGCCATCAGATTCGTCGATTGGGCCGGGGCGCTTTGGGAAGTTACTGACGTGACTGTCCAGGCGCCCCGGCTCCTTCTCCGGTTGGGAGGTGTCTACAATGGCCGACGAGCCGACAATGACGAAGGGACGGGCTGAGAAGCACGATTTCTTCAAGTCGTTGACTCCGAACGTCTACTTCCAGGCACCTTCCAACGTGGAGATGGATTACCCGTGCATCAGGTATGACATCGACGACGAGGCGACTCTGTTCGCGGACAACCGTCCATACCGCCACACCTGGCGGTACCAGGTAATGGTGATCGATTCCGATCCGGATTCCGTAATCCGGGACGCGATTGCCCTGCTGCCGATGTGTGCTTTCGAGCGCAAGTACGTAGCAGATGACCTCCACCACTTCGTGTTCAATCTCTTCTGAAAGGAAAACCATGTCCAAGCTCAAGTGGGACGAGGTCGGCAAGCGGTTCTTCGAGACCGGTGTCGACCACTGCGTCCTGTACGTGCCCGACGTCACGGGCGTCTACGCCACTGGTGTCCCGTGGAACGGTCTCACGGCCGTCACGGAGGCTCCGTCTGGCGCGGAGTCCAACAAGCAGTACGCCGACAACCAGGTGTACCTCAACCTCGTGTCCGCGGAGGAGTTCGCCGCGACCATCGAGGCGTTCACCTACCCGGACGAGTTCGAGCAGTTCGACGGCTCGGCCGAGCTGGACCCCGGCGTCTACATCGCCCAGCAGGCACGGAAGCCCTTCGGGCTCTCCTACCGCTCGCTGGTCGGCAACGACCTCGAGGGCCAGGAGCACGGCTACAAGCTCCACCTCGTGTACGGCTGCCTCGCGGCTCCGTCCGAGCGTGCTCGTGCCACGGTCAACGACTCCCCCGAGGCCATGGGCCTGTCGTGGGAGCTGTCGACCACCCCCGTCGCCGTCGGAACCATCGCCGGCAAGGAGTACCGCCCGACCGCTCACCTCACCATCGACTCCACCAAGGTGGACGCCGATGCCCTCGCGGCCATCGAGGAGGTCCTGTACGGCAAGGACGCCACCGTGGCGCCCGACCCGGTTGCGCCGGCTGTCGTCGCGCGTCTTCCGCTGCCGGCCGAGATCTACGAGATCGTCACCGCGGTCGTCTGACCAACCATCTGAAAGGGGGCCGGAGAGTGCTCACTCTAACTGTAAGTGGCGAGGAGTTCTGGGACGAAGAGTCCGAGAGTTTCGTTACGCCCAACGCTTTCGAGCTGCAGCTCGAGCACTCTCTGGTCTCCCTTTCAAAATGGGAGTCGGAATTCAAGAAGCCGTTCCTGGGTCCGGGGGAGAAGACCAACGACGAAGCACTGGCCTACATCCACCACATGATTGTCGGTGTCTATCTCCCCCGGGAAGCCCTCAGCTGGCTCTCCCAAGAGAACGTGGACGAGATCCAGAACTACATCGCGGCTGAACCCACCGCGACCTGGTTCCACGAAGTTCAACCCGAGGCTAAGTCCGGCGAGACCATCACCTCGGAGCTCATCTACTACTGGATGAGCGCTTTCCAAATCCCCTTTCAGCCCGCAGAGACCTGGCACCTGAGCCGGCTCTTCACGCTGATCCGGATCGCCAACGTCAAGAACTCGAAGCCCAAGCCCATGTCGAAGTCGGAGATCTACGCGCGCAACAAGCGCCTGAACGCCGAGCGACGCAAGCAGATGGGCACAAGCGGATAGGAAGGAGGACGCTAGATGAGCAGACTGGAATGGAACGAAGTAGGCAAGAGATTCTTCGAAACCGGTGTCAGCCATGGCGTCCTTTACCCCCGTTCAGGACCCGGCGTTGCCTGGAGCGGTATCACCGCAGTCAACGAAGCGATCTCTGGCGGTGAGGTTCAGTCCCTCTACTTCGATGGTGTCAAGTACCTCGACATCGTCGCCAACGAAGACTTTCAGGCCACCCTGGAGGCGTTCAACTCCCCGAAGGAGTTCGCTGCCTGCGATGGCAGCAAGACGCTGTCCCCCGGCCTGTTTGCCACACAGCAGCCCCGCAAGACGTTCGGCCTGTCATATCGCACCCTCATCGGGAACGACCTCGACGGCCTCGACTACGGGTACAAGCTGCACATCGTCTACAACTGCGTTGCTTCACCTGCGGGACGGACGAACCAGACGGTCGCGGGCAACCCGACCCCCGGAGTTCGGAGCTGGACGCTCAATGCGGTCCCGCCCGAAGCATCCACGTACAAGCCCACGGCTCACTTCGTGATCGACTCGACTCAGGTCAACCGGTTCATGCTGGAAGACCTCGAGACATATCTGTACGGCAGGGACGGCTTCGAGCCGGCTCTTCCGTCGCAGGAGGAAGTCATCGCGTTCCTGGCCAACGTCATTGAAGAGCCCTTGGGCGACTTCATCTAGGAGGAGATATTTCATGTCTTTGGATCCCGTCTCCTCTGGAGACCCGCACGTCGCAGCTCACAACGAGGAGCGCGAAGCCATCAACGATCTGGAGGGGGCCATCCCTCTCCTGATCCCCAAGCCCGCCACCCCTCAGGTCGGCGACATGCTGCGCTACAACGGGACCGCCTGGGTCTCGTCGGTCAGCCGCCTGTTCGAGGGCAACGGCCAGCCGGAAGGCACGGTCGCCGCTCCGATCGGTTCGACCTATATTCAGCTGGACGGCACCACCGGTGCGGTTCGCTGGCTGAAGGTCGCCGGCGTCGACGAGAACGACAACACGGGCTGGACCCTCGAGATCGGTGACACCAAGTGGCGGAACGTCCTTGCTGACGTCTCGCTGCCCTCAGGTGCAGCCAAGTACGCGGCCAACATCCGTCGGCTGAACAACTGGGTCCAGGTATATTACGACCTAAACACCCCGGCCTCCGGGACCTCGTGGGATGTCATGACCCTTCCGGTCGGCTTCCGCCCGAAGTTCACGATGTCCGGCGCTCTCATCGACAACAACGAGGCTGCCGCCAAGGGGACCTCCGTGAGCTCGGCTGGCGTCGTCAACCTCGCGATCATCCAGAACAAGCGTGACTGCTTCAACGGCTCGTGGTTCACGGATGACCCCTGGCCGGGTGCCCTGCCGGGCGTGGCTCTCTAATGGGCCGGCTGGACTGGGCGAGCATCCCTTCAGGGTACGAGGTCGGCGTGAGCAACGCGGTCCTATATTCTGAGGGTGAGGGTCTTGCCTGGAACGGCCTCATGCAGGTGGATGAGGGAGCGTCCGGAACGCAGAATCTCGACACATATTTCGACGGTCGTCGCCTGGTCATCATCCAGGAGATCGGCGACTTCGAAGCCTCCGTTCAGGCGTTCACATACCCTGACGAGCTGGAGGAACCTGGGATTCAGCGTTTCGGCCTCTCTTACCGCACGCAGCACAGCGCCGGCGACAAGATCCACATCGTCTACAACGCGCTCTTCAAGCCCCCGGACCAGAAGTGGTCGTCGGTGGGGGCGACAATCTCGCCCTCTATTTTTGCCTGGTCCCTCCAGGCATCGGCGGTCAACATCCCGGGTGCAAGGCCCTCTTCTCGGCTGATCATCGACACGGCAGACACCAGCCCTGAGCTGGTTGAGCTGATCGAGGGTTGGCTCTATGGGACCCCGACCACGGACCCTCGGCTCCCAGACCCAGAGGAGCTTGTCGATATTTTCGAGGCGGCAACCACGCTTCGGATCACTCAGAACGGCGACGGAACTTACACCGCCACCGGTCCTGACCATATCGTCGTGCTTCACGGTGATGGAAGCTTCACCATCAACGCCCCGACACTCCAGTACCTGGACGTTGGGAAGTTCGTAGTCGACTCGTTCTGAGAAAGGAGACCCATGGCTACCGCAACCAGCCTGACCGCTGAGACCATCGAAGAGCTGATGGCTGGATGGGAAGGCGTGTCCGTCGTTCAGGAGAGCCAGGCGGCCCTCCTTTCGACCTTCGAGGCGATCCTCGCCACGAACACCGAGAACCTGCAGACCTTCGAGGATGTCACGCTTCCCGCCGTTCAGGCGGAGCTGGCGGCGAGCGCCATATCTATCGCCAACCTCACGGACAACCTGGTTCCTCAGCTCCAGGTCGATATTGCTGCAAACACCGAGGACCTCGAGAATCTGAACGACGTGATCATCCCCGACCTCCAGGCCGGGCTGAACTCGAACTTCCTGTGGATCGAGGAGCTGAACACGGTCACGCTCCCGGCGCTCTACGCCGACCTCGCCGCCAACAACGCGGCTGTGGAAGAGCTGAACACCGTCACCCTCCCGGCGATGCAGACGCAGCTCGACGCCAACACCACGGCGCTCGAGGGGATCGACCTCACGGGGCTCAACGCAGAGCTGGACGCGCTTCAGGCCAAGTTCCCTGTTGTGGGGGACGATATTGCCGCTGACACGATCACCTCGAACAACATCGAGGCCCACACGATCACCGCCCTGGAGATCGCAGCCGACACGATCACGGCCAACGAAATCGCTGCCGACACCATCACTGCGAACGAGATTGCGGCTGACACCATCACCGCGAACGAGATCGCTGCTGACGCGGTGACTGCCAACGAGATCGCTGCCAACACGATCACCGCTGATGAGATCGCCGCCGACGCGGTAACGGCCAACGAGATCGCGGGCCACACGATCACGGCTGCGGAGATCGCAGCCGACACGATTACAGCCAACGAGATCGCAGCCGACACGATCACGGCCAACGAGATCGCAGCCGACACCATCACGGCCAACGAAATTGCAGCCGACACGATCACGGCCAACGAGATCGCCACGGATGCCATCACGGCCAACGAGATCGCTGCTGGGGCCGTCACGGCCCTCGAGATCGCCGCCCTCACCATCACTGGTGACAAGATCGCGGCCGACACGATCGATGTGTCGAAACTGATCATCAGTGACATGACGAACCTCGTCGTCGATGGGTTGCTCACCGACCCCGCGTCCAAGACGTGGTTCGAGATGGGTGCTCCGAACGGGATGACGCGAGTCAAGAACGCAGACGAGCCGGCATATTTGAAGTGCACGAACCAGCTCTGGGGAACGCACATCTTCTTCCGGAACGAGAACATCTTCGAGATCGACGCGACCACCGAGCTCTTCATATCCATGGAGATCTCGACCCCCGCGTCGAACACGGAGGACCTCAAGTTCTACCCGGCTGTCGCGGTCTACGACCAGAACGGCGTCTTCCAGCTTTGGCGCACAGTGGACGAGTGGTATTTCCCCACCCCGCCCAACACGGCGTGGACCAAGATCGAGGGAACTGTCAGGCTCACTGACCCGGCACTTGCCACTGCTCAGTTCAACCCGTTCGTCTTCGATATTGTCGGCGCTGCCGGCACGCAGGAGATCCGCATCCGCAAGGTCACGATGCGCCGCAAGGGTACCGGCAAGCTCATTGTCGATGGCTCAATCCAGGGTAAGGACCTGGAGATCAACACGATCACGGCAGACCAGATCGACACCAACACCCTGACTGGCGACCTGTTCGTCGGCGAGGTGGTCTTCGCTGGCCTCATGCGGGCTGGCGACCTGGACGACAACGGGATCATCATCGGCGGATATTCGGAGATGGGTGCTCGAGGCATCTACACGATCGACAGCAATGGCGATCCAGTCTTCACAGCCCCGACCGATGCGAGCGACGGCGCATATTTGAAGGCCCACCTGGACCTTCTCTCGGCGGACGTGAGGGACAACTTCACGATGCACGGCACCAACAACTCGATCGCCACCGAGGCCGAGCTGACTCTGTCGGCTGGCGTTGAGGCACCCTCAGTTCCGCCCGTCCTTCAGCAGGTCTGGGATCAGGTTCAGTTCAACAAGACAACGGCAGTTCCGCCGCACACCCCGAACCCGGGGTACAACATGGGGACGTTCGCGTTCAACCCTGCGCAGGCAACCTCGATGTGCTTCGACACCACGTGGAGCGCCTGGGTCGTTATTCAGCAGAAGTCGAATGGGTTCCGTGTCTGGCGGTTCACCACAACTGGCGCCATCTTCAACAACATCGCCACCGGCCGCCCTTGGGTGGACGACTACAACGACCGAACCCTCGCTGCGACTTGCTTCAACGACGACCTCAACGGGCTCGCCACGGTATTCAAGTCGGGCGATGACTGGTACGTCTGGGCCCCGAACAACATCAACCGGATTCCGTCTGGCTGGATCCTTGACGGTAAGGGCCCGACCCTTACCTACGACACCGCGGCAAACCAGTACTGCCTCGTGCAGAACAACAACGGCGGTTCGGGCACGATCCACGTTCGACGCTTCACCATCACTTCAGGTGGCAGCTTCCCGAACGCGACCTCGGTTAGCACCAACAACTTCGAGTCGGGGTCGGGTGTTGCTCAGCGGATCAACGGTGCGGTCTTCGGGTCGCAGCTGGGCGTGTCGAGCTCTTGGGCGATCAACCCGGACGAGTACCAGATCGTGAGCACCTACAACGGCAGTGGTACTGCGTACAACGATGAGGGGACCTACCGCAACTGGCTCAAGCCGGGTGCCTCCCTTGGGTTCGCGCACAACGGGACACAGTTCGCTTCGGTGGACTCCGCTGGTGTGCTGACGCTGTACGAAAACTGGACGTGGACGACGCTCGACTCCTACGTCTGGGTTGGCGCTTCGGCTGCTGACACGGATGTGGCAGGCGACACGGCGAACCCGCACGCGGGACAGACGGCAGGCACGCACGAAACTCCTGTCGGGACCATGAAGTCCATCAATCTGTACCGGCGGTCAAAGCTCCAGATCACCATGCCCGAGACCAACGACTCTGGCGGAGCTGATGACCCAGACAAGTGGCGTCTTTACTTCAAGCGCGGTAGCACTGTCGCGCCCACAGACAAGACGCTTCTGAAGCTCATCGGAGACATCGGCTCGCCGACGTCAGCCACAACAATCACCATCACGACTGACCCGACGGGAGGCAACCCTCCAGGCGGAATCAGTGGACAACCCACTGCGCTCAACAACTTCCCTGGGGCAGACCCAGGGCGGATCGAGAGCGCAGCAATCATGGCCGTCGACAGCCTTCCGATTCTCTCGATGAAGGGGGATGGCTCTGGTCGCTGGGGCACCCTGACGGTTGACACGGACGGCAATGCAGTCATCGGTGGAGACACTGGATGGCTTACTCCGTCTTTCGCCTCGCCGTGGACGAACTATGGCTTTCCGTACGCCAACGCGGCATACCGTCGGATTGGCAAGCGAGTCTACCTCCGCGGGTTGGTCAAGGGCACTGGAGCTACGACGGGCGTGATCTTCACGCTCCCGGCCGGCTTCCGGATCACCACCAACGGGATCTTCAATGCCACGGCGGTTCAGGTCTCTGCGTCCTTTGCCGCGACTGGCGACAACCCGGGTAGCTTCACCACGGGTAGTTCCAACAGCCACACCCACTCGGCGAATCCGCCAGCCATGAATGTCAACACTGTCGTGACGTTCACCAACATCGGTGTTCGAATCGACATCCGGGCCAACGGGGAGATTGCGCACGAGAACTCCTCCGCAGCCAGTGGCACAAACTGGATCTCCCTTGAGGGGCTCTCCTTCCTGGTCGACTGACCAGGTCGTACAAGAACGTCAAAATGGAAGGACAAATGATGACCGAACACGCCCCCGAGCAGCCCACCAACCCGATCTCCGACGCGGAGGTCCGGGCTGCCGAAACTGCCGAGCAGGCTGAGCTGAGCAAAGCTCAGAACGCCCACCTGACGCGCCGCGTCGTGGTCCTTCGGGTCCAGGTGGAGCGCTTCCGCAAGGAGGCCGATGAGGCCCGCCTTCGGATCCACGAGCTGCAGGCAAAGCTGGCGGAGTACGAGCCGGCTCCGGAAGAGACTCCGGAATCCGATCCCGAAAATTCCCCGGAGGGGTAATTCGGTCAAACAATCCTCGGAAGGAGGAGCCATGATCAGCGCCAGCGCAAGTGGCGACTTCGACGACACCGAGGCATTTCTCAAGAAGATGGCAGCGGGCCCCAGTATGTTCGACTCGCTGTCACGCTTTGGGGAGATGGGGCGCTCAGCGCTCGCAGGTGCAACGCCGTTGGATAGCGGTGAGACGGCCAGCTCGTGGTACTACGAGGTGGTTCAGGATGGTAAGTCCTGGAGCATCATCTGGGGGAACTCCCACGTGGTGGATGGCCGTCCCATCGCTATCCTTCTTCAGTTCGGGCACGGCACCCGAAACGGCGGATGGGTTGAGGGCAGGGATTACATCAATCCCGCCCTCGCCCCCGTCCTTGACCAGATGGCAACCGAGGGATGGAAGGTGGTGACCACGGCATGAGTAGTGTTGACAGCAGAATCGTCACAATGAAGTTCGACAACGCGCAGTTCCAGCAGGGTGCAGCAACGACCTTGTCCACGCTGGACAAGCTGAAGCAGTCCATGAACTTCACCAGCACAAGCTCGGCCGCTACCAAGGGTCTGGGCGCAGTTCAGACCGTCCTGGGCAAGTTCGGTCTCAAGAATCCCTTCGCGACCACGCAGCAGGGTCTCACGGACGTCCAGAAGGCCGCACAGGGCCTTGCCGGCCCTCAGGGTGTCGGCGCCATCGAAGGCGGTATCACCGGTATTTCCGGGAAGTTCGTGGCCATGTCCACGATCGCGATCACCGCCCTCACGAACATCACGAACAAGGCGATCAACACGGGAACCGCCCTTGCCAAGTCGCTCACGGTCGACCCCGTCAAGACGGGGCTCGAGGAGTACGAGACCAACCTCAACTCCATTCAGACCATCCTCGCGAACACCAAGGTGTCGGGTGCGAACCTGGACGACGTCAACAAGGCGCTCCAGGAGCTGAACACATATTCCGACAAGACCATCTACAACTTCAGCGAGATGGCCAAGAACATCGGTACCTTCACGGCTGCCGGTGTCGATCTGGACACGGCGACGTCGTCCATCAAGGGTATCGCCAACCTGGCGGCCCTCTCCGGCTCGAACTCCCAGCAGGCCTCGAGCGCTATGTACCAGCTGTCGCAGGAGATCGCGGCAGGCCGAGTCAGCCTCATGGGCTGGAACTCGGTCGTCAACGCGGGCATGGGTGGTTCTACCTTCCAGCGCGCACTGGTGCAGACGGCCCAGAATATGGGTCAGCTCAACGGCAAGACGGTCGAGTTCACCGGCAAGATGAAGAACGCGACCATCGATGGCCAGTCGTTCCGCGACTCCATCATGGCGAAGCCGGGCGAGCAGTCCTGGCTGTCGAGCAAGGTTCTGACCAAGACGCTCGAGCAGTTCACGGGCGATATGTCGGATGCCGAGCTGGCCGCACAGGGCTTCAGCAAGGCTCAGATCAAGGCGATCCAGGACCAGGCGAAGACTGCTGTCGACGCTGCCACCAAGGTCAAGACCCTCAGCGGTGTCATCGACACTGCCAAGGAAGTTGCCGGCTCCGGCTGGGCGCAGACATGGCAGCTCATTTTCGGCGACTTCAAGGAGGCTCGGAAGCTGTTCACCGACGTCAGCAATGGCGTCAACAGCGTTATTTCCGGGTTCTCCGACGCACGCAACGAGCTGTTGGGCGGGTGGAAGGATGCCGGCGGTCGCACCAAGCTGATCGAAGGCCTGGGCAACGCTGTCGAGGCTCTCGGCGCCATATTCGGAACAGTGGGAAAGGCGTGGCGGTCGGTGTTCCCGGCCACGACGGTGGACCAACTGACGGAGATGACGGACCGATTCGTCGAGTTCACGGAGGCGATCAAGCCGAGTGGAGAGACGCTCGAGAATATGCAGCGCACCTTCGCGGGCGTGTTTGCCGTTCTCCACATCGGGTGGACGATCCTCAAGCAGGTTGTGGGTACGGTTCTCGAGCTGGTCGGCGCCGTAGGCTCCGGCTCGGGCGGGATCCTGGAGTTCACTGCGTCTATCGGTGACTTCCTCGTCAACCTCGACAAGGCCATATCCTCAGGCGAGGGTCTGGGTGCTGTCTTCGACGCACTCGGCGCAGTCCTGCAGGTTCCGATCCGACTCGTACAGGCTCTCGGCGGACTTCTCGCCGGGATATTTGCCGGCTTCGACGGCGGCGCCGGCGAGGACGCGGTCGAGACGGTCGACAAGTTCGGCCAGGCTCTGTCTCCGCTGGAGGCCATCGGTGAGCGTCTGAGCGATATCTTCGGCGGGCTGGGTGACCTCCTGGCCACGTTCGGGGAGAAGATCGGTGGTGCTCTGTCGAATATCGGCGGTGCCATCGCTGACGCCTTCGCTGGCGGCGACTACTCGCCTGTCTTCGACGCGCTCAACACGGGTCTGCTCGCAGGCATCGTGCTCCTCATGCGCAAGTTCATGACGAACGGCCTCAACCTGAACCTGGGTGTCGGCGGTAGCCAGGGCATGTTCGGTGGGATCACCGACGCTCTCGGCGAAGTCACGGGGACTCTGCAGGCAATGCAGACGGACCTCAAGGCCAGTGCTCTGCTCAAGATTGCCGCGGCGATCGCCATCCTGGCGGCGTCGATGGTCGTGCTCGCAAGCATCAACTCCAAGGATCTGACCAAGGCCCTCACGGCCATGGCTGTCGGATTCGGCATGCTGATCGGTTCCATGGTTGCCATCGAGTCCCTCACGGGGTTCTTCGGCGGCGTCAAGTTCGCCATCATCTCAGGCGGGTTCATCGCCCTCGCGGCGGCGATCCTCATTCTGTCGGCATCGGTCAAGGTGCTCTCGACGATGTCCTGGGAGGAGCTGGCTAAGGGTCTCGGTGGGGTAGCAGTACTCCTCGCCGCGGTCTCGGCTGCGTCCATTCCGCTCTCGGCCAACGCCGGGGGCATGATCCGTGCGGGTGCTGGTATCGCGGCTATGGCCGTGGGTATCGCCATCCTGGCTGGTGCCGTGAAGATCATGGCGACTCTGAGCTGGGAAGAGATGGGTAAGGGCCTTCTGGGTCTGGCCGGTCTCCTGGTTCTGGTGGCTGCGGCTGCCAACGTCATGCCGGCTAGCCTCATCCTGACCGGGCCTGGTCTCGTCGCCTTCGCTGGCGGTGTGGCAATCCTGGCTGGGGCACTCAAGATCATGGGCAGCATGAACATGGAGGAGATCGGAAAGGGTCTCCTGGCCATGGCCGGTGCACTTACCTTGGTCGCCCTTGCGGTGGCCGCAATCCCGCTGACGATTGTTCTCATCGGGCCTGGGCTTCTGATCGTGGCTGCCGCAATGGTGGTCATGGCCGGGGCCCTCAAGGTCATGGGGAGCATGTCGTGGGAGGAGATCGGTAAGAGCATGGTCGTGCTGTTCGGCGCGCTCGCTCTGCTGGCGCTGGGTCTGACTGCGATGATTGCGGCACTTCCGGGTGCTGCTGCTTTGGTCGTCGCTGCGGCTGCTCTGGCCGTCCTGACCCCTGTTCTGATGGCGCTAGGCGCAATGTCATGGGAGAGCATCCTGAAG